GGTTGTATTCCGTGTCGTAATAAGGACGCCCAAGCAATGAGCCGTAAGGCAAGCCGCCAAGTCCGCCGGGGGGCAGGAATACGGGTTGCTGTCCAATGCTCATGGTAAGCAACTGCGGGAAAATGGACTGATTGCCGATCCAGACGTAATCATTCACACCAGACCAACGAGCCGCCCACATATTGCCGATGTCAGTCGCGCTGATTTTATTTGCGTCAACGCGGGTCGCACTCTTCAATGCGCCCGATCCTAAAATGCCGTTAGGCTGTCCGCCGCCTGCGCCGTTGATGATTGAATTTTCGACGGCAAACTGTAACTCTTGCGGAACGGTGCGGGTAAGCCAAGACTCCAACGCGGGCGCATCTTCCAACAGTTCATCGGTGGCGACGCACAGCGCGTAAATCTTTTTCAGTTTCAATTCAAGCTGTCTGAATTTGGCTTTGCTTCCGCTCTTCGTTCCGCCTTCCGCGCCCCAATAACTGGTAATGCCACCGAAGCGGCTACCATCGGCGCGACTGGTTTCGTCAACCACGTTGTAGGTCATGTTATTGCCAGTCACGCTGTCACGGTTACTGAACAGGGACAACAGCGTACCAGTACTGTACATCTTTTCAACGATGCCCGGCGCAGTTTGCTGCGGGACTAAAAAGCCCGCCTGACTGGGAACGGCTTCGCTCATGCCAGTCGCTTTCAAAGGCAACAGGCGCGCGTCAATCTGTGACGGGAAAATCGCGGCGTTCTTCACGGCTGCGAAAAACTCGCACTTGTTCTTCTAGTGCTGGTCGTCTGCGTCTTTGGTGACGGTCACGTCATTTCCTGATTTCACTTCCGGCAATGCCTCCACTGCCGCCTTAACCGCCGCTTCCGCTGCGGTCTTTGCCTCATTCTTGATTACATCAGTCAGTTCTGACTTCTGAGCGTCAAGCAAGGCTTTCATTTCTTCTTTTTCCATTTGATTTAACTCCTTGTTAGTTTTTGTTTCATCGCTCTTATCAGGTATTCCCGCTTCGGGCGTAATCAATGATTTAACTGGCACTACCATATTTCGCGGCTCGGCTGGGGTAGGTGTCAGGCTCGCGTCAAGTCCCAAGTGCCATCGGGTAATCTCGTTCGCGTTGCCAACCTGCTTGCGGTCTACCAAGTGCGGCGCAGTACCGCTCGACCAACCCAACTTCCCCGCAAAGCCCAAATCTGCTATCACCTTTTCATACTCGTTCCGCGCCCCGATTATGATTTCTGCGAATACACCGATGTCATCTTTGGTTAGTTTCACGTCCGGCAGTTGCTCATCGTAAGTCATGCGCTTGCCCTGATAGGTAACGGGCATCCGGTGATTAAACCAGCCCTCGGACACTTCCGCGCTGCCATAGTCCGTTTGCGCTGTGAAGTAATCGCCCGTCACGTCCGTCTTGGTAGCGTCCCCATAGCGCACAAGATAACCGGTAAGTTTCACATCCCCGCCTTCCAGTTGTGTCGCCTTGACCTCATCGCCATAACTAACCAGCGCGTCCGCGCCAGACTTGGGCGAATTGCACATTACGCCCACATTGGACAGCGCGTCATGCGCGGCTTGTAATTTCTGCATATTCTGTTTACTAATCATCGCCCCTATTTTGGTTTCATCTTCCATCTGTTCACCTCATGCAACAAAAAAAACGCCGACACAACCTTTTCAGGTTTTGTGCCAGCGTCTCGGATTCCGATTTTGCTGTACGCCTTGCGCCATGCGCTTGGCTATTCAATTTACGGCATTATACCACAATTATCTTTTTACTATCATGCGCTCGGCTGCCCTGCACGCGGCTGGTAAAAGTTGCACATTTATTTCTTGTATGTTTTTCCAGTTGTACTTCTTTGTCCACCATACCTGCGTGCCTGTTCCCTGAACATACGGGGAATACTTAACCGCATTTTCCGCGCGTGCCTGCGTGCGCGTGCCTCGCATAATCCAACCCATTCGTAACGCGCCCGTCCTGCGGTATTTTTGCCCCTTTTGTGGAGGGTAATGTTTATATCCACTTACATCATCGCCAATCAAATATTCTGTTATTCGCTCGGTGGCAATGCCGCGCATGTTCCGCTGTAAGTCATCTATATACGATTTGAACGGTTCAAATCCGCGCGTCTTAAAGGATAATATAGCCGTCATAATGTTATCCAGTTTCCTTTGTCATCCATCAGCCCGTGTTGACAATGCCCGCCCGCGTGACATTCCAACCCCGTGCCATAGGGCGGAACATAATCATTCTCGATAAACCATGATATTTTATGCCGCTTGCCTTTCAATCGCATACAATCGGGACAACTCTCCGCGCCGTCGTCCCCGTCAAACGTAACCATGATGTCGCGCATGACCCACAATCGCGCGGTATTATATATTTCTTTTAGCGTTCCCGAATACCCGTCCGCCCGCGCCGTTGCCCACGCAAAATAATCAAACTCCTTGTCCTTCCTTAATTCTTTGGCGTTTTCAAAGACGGATTCAACAAACCCGAATTCTTCATTTATGCGCGATTCGATCCACGTCATTGCGTCATCATCTATCGGCAATTCCCCGCCGCCGTCAACCCAACCAGAATCGAATGCATCACTAAATGCCTGAATGGTTGCGCGTTTGAAATCGTTGCGCGATGCGGCAACACCGCCACCCTCAAAGTATTCGATAAACGCGGCTGTTATCGCGTCATGGTATTCAGCATTGATGGATGATATATCGCCAGCCGCCGCGCCTTTTTTGTAAGCGGGTTTAATGTCTGTAATAGACTCAAACGCTTCTTTATTCAGATGCGGTATCACAGCGGGATACATCGCCGCTGTCGCACCGAGGGCTTTCAGGTACACGTTATCCATGCTGTAAACTTTCCGCCAGTTTGTTCATCGCTTCCGCCAGCCTTATCACTTCGCTATCGGCGGGCGCGTCAATTTCAAACGCGGCTTTTATCGCGTCCGCGTCCTGTGCCAGCAACAGCCGCGCTTTTATGTTGCCTGTCACGTTATCGGGCAAGCCTCCATAATGCGGCTGATATTCAAAGTCAAGCCCCTCGCCCTTCTTGTTGCGCCGCAATGCTACATCACGCCACACGCGCAACTCGTTCACCTCGTCTATGTTCGGCATCCATTTTGCGGGCGGCGTATTTTCATCCGTGCTTGATTGTGCGTCTTGTTGTAATTGCGCCGGCTGTTCCTTTGGCTGCGTCTGTACCTGTATCGCCTGCCTGTTCTGTTCCTTCGCTGCGTAGTACGCTTGTATCGCTTCGATATGGTCATCAGGCAATTCGTAACCAAACACGCCCTGCGCCGCCGATAAGAATGTATCAGCATCAGGATACTTGGCAAGCGCGTCACCGTAACTGGACAGCGCATTGACGCGGCTAACCTCGTCCTCCTGTTCAGGGTCAAGCGTTTCGGCTCTGTTCTCCAGCCTATACCCCATTGCGTTAAATACCTGTTCGTTCAAACATTCGGCAATAAAATCAAAATGCGGTACGATGTCATTCCTAAACCATTGCACATACTCAACGTCCGCAGTTGCCTTGTTTGCGCTGTTGGATAGCAGGATGGATAGCGGCATACCCGTACCAATTGCGATATTCTCCAACGCCTGCCGATAGACCGGGGTTTCCTTCAAATCGCCCAGCCCATCGCCAAAGGCTTTGATGTCCATTGACTCCGCGTTAAATATCTTTGCTGCTACATTTTGCACACCGCGCCCAATGCCCCTTACAAACGTTGTCCAGTCCTTTTGAATATCCTCTTTTTTTTCTTTGCTTACCATGCCTTTCATTGCTATTAATGTCGGCTTTACCCCGCCGCGCTTGTAGAAGTTTTCAGTAAATGCGTCGCTATAAAACAGGATACCCGACGCGCTCATTATGCTGCGCGTCTCTGTTTCCTTTGACGGCAACAACTCCGTAGTATCGTCCAACATCCAAAAGCGGACAAGCGAATTATCATCAGGTGCGTACCGTGTTTCCAACCTGCCGTTTATATAGCGGTCAAGATACAATAATTCGCCCGTTGTCTGATTTACAGACGGGCGGATTGAATCGTATTTGACATAATGCAATTCCTTACTTACGCCAAGCGCGTTCTTGCCCATCCGCAAATACGCGCCGTTATTATCCATCAGCGACAATTCCAAGCGGCGGAATAAATCTTTTGGCTTGGGCATAAACTTAACCACGTTCTGCCATGTGCCGCTATTGTCCACCTCATCGCCGCTGCTTTTGCTTACCAGCGCAAACGGCATATTCGCCACCGCGCTTGCTTTGAGTTTCCTTGCGCGGCTCGCGGCTGCAACGCGCGATACAACGT